ACGCCGTTGTCAGTCAGCTTCACCGGGTCGCCGGAGAAGATGTTCGCCGCGTAGGTCGAAGCAATCGTATAGGCTTTCGGGCGCATCTGCCCACTGTTGTGGTAGGAAGGCCGGAAGCCGAAAGGCGCGCTAGTCGAAGACATAGCAAAGCTCCAATTCGGAAAGGGGGTTACGAGAGGTCAAAAAGAGCCTCCCGACGCTGCCCAATCTCCAGATTGCCTTCACCGATTTGCAACTTGGACTTAGACGCCCTGGCCTGCTGCTCAAGGAAGTCGGCTGTATCAGTCAACTTTTCCTCTTCTCGCAGCGGCGCATCATGGTGAGCTTCATGCATATACTTCTCGTAAAGAGAAATAGGCAGCTTGAAGGCCAACATTTCATTCACGCCAATAAGTCCCGCCCAATCTCCGGTCTTCAGAGTGGCATATTCCCAGCCGGGAACATCTTCCGGCTTCACGGGCTCGTAGCCCAAACGGATGCGCATCTGAATTGAATCACGGGGATTGGTAGTCGTAAGCCAGCAGGTGTGCCAGCCAGGAATCGGAGGCAAGTCCGGTAGAGAGGACTGAAAAAATTGTTGACGGAACATTGCAACCCGCTCGTCATCCGAGATTTCGCGATTTTGGGTCACAGCGCGATCCTGCATCGCCCTGGTTTCGCGACCTTCACCAGCAGATTTCCTAAACCGTTCGTCAGCCATAACATCGCTCCTTTCAGCGATTGGGGGAAATATGGAATGTAAGACTTACAAAAGCAAGCATTTTAAGACCTGTTCTGCCGGTCATACTCTGCGTACCTCTGCACATATTTGTTCCTCAAGACGGGGTCATCCCAGACCCCCGCCTCAATCAAGGCCTGCTTGCGCTCGGGCGAGATGTAGATTTCCCGGCGCGTTGTCGCAGGCGCATGCTCACGGCCAGAGCCCACGGCCGGGCCGCCACGGGGCTCACGCTTGGGCTCCCGACGGGGCGCCTCGCCCTCAAACCGCTCAGGAAGCCGCTTGGACGCCCTCCGGCGCAGCTCCTCCCAATACTCCTCAGTCTGGGGGTTAAAGCCCTCCTTGGCCAAGGATTGGTCAATGGCGATGACAATGGCACTGTCCTCGTCACGCCCTTGGGCGTCATACCAGGGGTTCTCCTTAATGAACTCCTGGGCATAGTGCATCGTCATTTCATTGATTTGCTGCGGCTGCGGCTTCTGGTTACCAAATTGCATCTTTTGGTAATTCAGCTGCTGGATCTTGGCCAGGGCCTGATCCCGGTAGCGCATGGCCTGGGTGACATCCTCGCCATTGCCGGCGGCCACCGCCTTGGCAATCACGCGGTCAGCCATTTCGGCCTCCTGCGTTGCCTTGGCAATCGCCCCATCAAAGGCGCTCAGGTCTAGGCTGTGCGTCCGCTGCTCCTGGGCGGAAACGCGCCGCTCCAGGTCGTCATTCCTTTTGCGCAGAAAATCAAGCTCAAGCTTGTCCCGGCTGCGGGCCTCATCCCGACGCTGCTTGCGCTCAAGCTTTTCCTGCCGGCGCCGGTCCCGAATGAAGCCTCTTTCATCCCCACCCTCGCCGTCGTCGTTGCTTAGGCGGGCGTCTTCATCTTGATCTGGGCTTTCTTCAATAATGACCAGCTCTTCTTTGCTGTCGTCATCTTCCTTCAATACTTCAGACATGATTAAACCTCCACCCAATCGTTTGCTTGCATGTCTGATTGACTTGCGAGCCAGCCGGCTTGATACCGATTTTGCGCAGTCCACATATCAAAGTGTGGCTCAATAATCATTTCATCAAGACCGCGACTTTCGAGAAAAGCCTTAGTGATTGGGGCATCGGAGCGTAAATTGTCTTTGTGCACACTGTAACCGCCGGCTTGTAGGATAAACATCCCTTTGCCGTTCCACCCTTCTCGGGCCACTTTTTTACCTGCTTTTAAAGCAGCAATTGCTTCACCAAAATTCATGGTTCATCTCCTTTCAGATGAATGCTTTGATTGTCAGCGGATCACCTTCAATTTTGCCAATGATGTCCAGATCATTGAAGATCACGAACATGGCGCTGTCGTCCTTGGTCAGCGCAACTTCCCAGCGATCGCCGCCGTACTTAGGCACGCGCACGAAATCGCCGGCATGGCACCACTCGCCCTCCGGCCACGTCTGCTGAGTGTCGCGATTTTTGAACGCCAGGGGGCCAATTGAAACCACCTTGGCAACCTGCGTGTTCCACTTCTCGGTATCTTTGGTGTCGGTGGCCAGAATAATGCCACCCTTAGTGACTTTGCGCGGTGTGCGAATTTGGACCAGAACGCGGCTCCCGAAAGGCTGCACGCCGGCATTAACTGCCGGAAAAGCCTCCGCTAAAGCGTCCTCATAAGTCGTTGTCACTATTCTTCTCCTCATCTAGGATTTTCAAGAGTACATCGATCGCAGCCTCGTAGCCGGCGACCAATCCAACGCGATACCCGTACTCAAAAGCATCGCGATGCTGGGGCCGCTTCAAGGCGTCAACAGAAAATTGCTGCTGCGCCGCCTTGAGGCGGTTTAAGAGCTTCGTCTCAAAATTCACGCTTGGTTCTTTTCAACCTTCGGCTCGGGCGGCAGAGACTGCCCGTCAACTTTCTCGCCAGCAGCCAAGCGGTGCTTTTGCTTCACATAGGCACTGTTCATAGAGACAGTGCCTTCCTTCGGCTTATCGGCCATGGTGATTTCCTTATCGCGTTCCTGGGTTGATCCCGGTGCCGGTGCTTACCGCCACCTTCTCGCCGGTGGCCATTTCGGCCGCCGCAAGCAACTTGGCGGTGTCATTGTCCGCCGTATTCATGCGCTCACGCACGGCCACTTCAGCCGCGGTACGCTGGCTTTCAGCCATCTGCTTAAACTGCTCAGCTTGCAACTTCTCGGCACGCTCCTGCTGTCGATCGGCTATCTTGGCCGCATCATTCTGCTGCTGCAATTGCAACTTTTGCTGATCAAGCTGGATCCGAGCCTGATCAACCTGAGCACGCTGCTGCAGGGCCTGCCCCTGCATTTGCGCATTGAGCTGCGCAATCTGCATGCTGCTGTCGGGCGGCATGGGCGGCTGCGGCCGGAATTGCTGCGCTGCCTGATCAATGAGAACCAGTTCTTGGCCAAACGTGCCAAGTTGCTGCTCAATGAATTGCTGGACCTGCAAAATCACCTGCGTCTGCTGCGCGGCCTGCTCTGGGATCAGGTTTTGCTTCTGCGCCTGATCCACAGCCTCATGCGCCTCAGACAGGTAGTAATTCAACAGGTGGTCGCGCAGGTGAATGGCCATCGGGAACATCAACGTCTTCATAATCACCGGATTGCCACCAAACAGGGGCGACTTCAAAAACGCCAAGTGCGTCATGATGTGCGCAAGATGATCCTGTTGCGGCAAGACGTAGATCGGGCTGCCCATGGTCGCGGCGACATTCTCGCTGACCGGGTCCATGTTCTCGTTTTTCTGCTCAGGTATCAAAACTTCGTCTGCAGGCACCTTCAGGGTGCGGAGAAACATTTCCTCCACCGCCCTGACATTGTACAACTGCGGCGCGACAGAAGCGCGCTGCATAAGAGCCTGGGTTTGAGCAAACCTCTGGGCCTCAGAGAAAATAGAAGGATTGCTGACCGGCACCACATCAAGCGGCCCATCAAAATCAGCCGGGCTGATTTCAATGCCCGCGTCTTGGGCCTCAATGTCTTCTTCCGTCAGGTAGGCACTGTTGAGGCGGTGCAAAATCTTGAAGCACTTCGCCATGGAATTGTGAAGGCGAGAGTGAATGCTTGAGAAGACCACCATGCCCTGTTCAATGAGGGCCATAGTCGTGCCAACCGGCTGATTGGCATTCTGCTCCGACAGCTTTTCAAACGACGTCTGCACGACGCCCTTGCCGGCATTGACCAAGAACCCCAGCAATTCAAACAGCACCGGGCTCGGGGGGTTGAACGGCATCGGCATGGCCAGCTTGCGCACGTCATCAATCAGCGCGCCTCCCTCCATTTCCACCACCTCGGTGGGCTGGAGATTGATTGTCTGGCCGCCAGGGCCTCCCTTGAGCTTCAGGAGGGTCGGCATGTTCTGGATGTGCGCACTGTCCAGCAACGCACGCAAGGCGCCTGTGGCCGCGCCAGAAAGGCCGCCAATCATATGCGTCAAGCCAATTGGATAAGCGCCGCGCCAGGGCACAAACGGAAACTCGACAATCCAGTCGAGCTCCTTGCGCTGGTCGTCATCTGGTTCCCAGTTGCGATATAGCGAGAGTGCCTTGCCGCTCGACTTGTCGATACTGAGAATGTAGGGGCTCATGCCCTCGTCAAAATCAAGGTAGGTGTAGATTTCAAAGATGGTGCGCAGGCCATCTTCATTGTAGCTCGTGCTCTTGCGACCCTCAATCTTGTCGTTGGCGATTGACGCCTTGCTGAACTCTGGATCATCCGGGTAGCCAAGATCCACATCAATATACATGCCGGCCTTAACGCGCCGCTCATATTCCATCTTGGTGATGTACTGAACGTGCGTCTTGCGCTCGGCCGTATAGAAATTGGTGGCCGCAAACGGCAGATAGACGTCATCAATCGGCACAAATTCAGATTGCGGCCGGCGATGCTGCTGGTTCCACATGAACTTCATGTACTGGCCGCCGCCCAAAGGCAGCTGCGTGCTCAACTGCTCAAGCTCACTGCGGAACTCTGGCATTTGCTCAGTAGTCTGCCAATTCATGAAAGTGGCCTTGCGGTCAGCCTTTTCCACCTTTTCTTTACTAGACTCGCCGTAAATTTTACTTTTTACAGGCCCGTTTGGCGGGAAAATTTCCTTCATGAAGCGGGCGCTAAAGTCTACGCACGCCTCCACCAGCATGGGGTGCACGACTTTATTGGCGCCGGTAAACTGCGCGCCGCCGGGCGCATCGTCGCCCAGGCCAGTGCGACGCAGGCCCTCTTCGTAAAGCTTGTCGCGTTTTTCGCGGGCCTCTTTGTCACGGTCAACCTTTTCGAGGAGGTCGTTTACTGCTTCCTTGAGAAGACCTGGGTCAACTTCTTCAACGATGTTTTCAAAGTGCTCCAGGCTGCGCTTATTTTGCTCTTCATTTTCAAGGCGAATGATTGCGCCGCCATCTTCAGTGTCCTCTACGTTTGAGTTTTCGGGGATGAACTCAACGACTTCACCTTCTTGGGCTTCATCATTTTCAGTAAGCATTCCAGACATGATTTAGAAAGCCCTCCGATAGCCGAATAATATCTCTTTGTGACGCAAAGTAGGATCCACCGCCACATCTAATCCCAACGTCCCGCCAATATTTGACTCTGGGAACAGCCTTTCGAGTGGAACCTGCAGGCCTCCCGTGATTTGAGTGCCGGCATTCCCCATCCCAACAGCGCCGCGCCGCCCGCTCATGATGCTGCCGCCAATGTTTGCCGTGGTGCCCTCTTCATCAAGCGGAATATTCAAATTGCCGCCGTAAGAATACACGCCCTGCGGCTTTGCGCCAGAAAAGCTTGGCGTCATGGTTTGATAGCCGCCAAAGATGCTGGCAGGCCCATAACTGGCAGACACCCGAGGGCCGTAGCCCGTCATCCCATAATCGCCGGCATTTTCCATGGCCATCAAGCCAGCGCCAATGCCAATCTTGCGCTCTTGGTCAAGAATGGCATTGATGCCCGTGCTCAGGTTCCTCATGCCAGCGCGCTGCCCGTAACGGTCATCTTCAACCGGGATTTCAAAATAATTGGTTGAAGACGTCACGTTTTCATTGCGCGGGTAGCGCATGTAATTCTCTGGCAAATCCTGCGCTCCAGCCACCATGGGGGTCTTCACATCAAGGCCCCTCATCAGCATGCGCGCACGCTGCGTCACATCCACAGGGGAAATTTCCCGCATAAATTCGCTGGCGATCGTATCAACTTCCCTGGGATCATAGGGGCGCGCCATACCCTCATCGCCCACCTCGCCGCCCTCGGCATAGCGGTGGTGCAATTCCTCCAGAGACTTTTTGCCTTCTACCATGCCGCCGTGCTTCATAAGCCTCGGGGCATTGGTAGCCAAGTTACCCCAGTTGCGGGCAAGATATTGGTCAAGCGTCTGGTTGTTGGCTTCAGCATCACGCTGAATTTGAGCCCAATTCCAAGGAGTGTATGCCGGCGCGCCGCTCAACTGCTCTCCATATCTTTGATTGAGGGCAGACAAACTTTGATCAATGTTTTGACCGGCATTTTCATCCGCCGCGGCGCCAGAGCCAGCATTGCCACTGCCCATGCCGCCAACGCTGGAGCCAACAGTGCTGCTCGTGCCGGCAACGCTGGAGCCCACATTGCCAGTATTCGTAGTACTGCCAAACTCAGGCGAGCCAAAAGACATTACACTGGGAGAAACGCCCAAGGCTTGGCTCACCTGCGACCCAATCATGCCGCCAAGCATCCCAAGGCCAGGAACGCCCGTAGCAAGCCCAGCAATGCCCAGGCCAAGCCCCACCGGGTCAATTGATACTGCCGGAGTTTGAACGCCAAACTCGTCTACCGAAACACCAAGACCAATGCCGGGCGGAGAAAAAGCAGACTGCGCGGCATAACCAAGAGCCTCCGCCAAACCAATCTCGCCACGACCCAACGCGCCAAAAGCTTCGCCAATACCGGGCGCCGCACTAAATCCGGTAGGCGCAACATTGCCTGTGTCGGCAATACCAATGCCACGCCCTGCCTCTTGCGCGGCCACGGCCGTGTTCATGTTGGCTGCGGCCTGGGTTGCCTCAGGGTCTTGGCTGGACATCATGCCGCCAAGGCCGGTCATGCCTTCCATGCCGCTCATGCCGCCTACACCGCCCTCTCCAGGGCCAGGGCCATTTTCGCCAGTATCTCCAGCGCCAGCGCCCGTAGAGCCGGCGCCGGTGCCAGAAGTGCCGCCAGCAGCGGCAGCCGTGCCAGCCTCGGAATTAGCGGCATCCTGGCCGGCAGTACCTTGGCCGCCCTCGCCATTGCCGTCGCCGTTGCCGTTGCCGTCGCCGCCGCCGTTGCCATCACCACCACCACCGCCGTCGCCATTGCCGTCGTCAAATGCCGGCACGCCATAGCGCGTCATGCGGCCGGATCCGCCGTAAGCTTTCAGTAGCGCAGCCTCCTCCGGCGTGATGTAAGCCAGCTCATGCCCCTGGCCGCGAATAGTGGCCTCCTTGGGTGCACGCACAGTGCCGCCATCTGCATACTTGGCATCAAGCGCAGCAAGCCCGCCCTCGGCGTAGCGACGCGTGATGTCAATCAGATCATCGCCAAACATGACGTAGTTGCGGGTGCCATCTTCTAAGCCACGACTGCTTGCGTCAAAATACCGAATACCAGGGATTCCTTCCTCGCGTAGCAACATTGAGGATTTGGGATCTCGCAAGGTTTTCTCGGTAAATTTTCTTTGCACCACATCATTTACGTTATCGTAATTATACTGCCGTCCGTAAAAGGATTGTATTTTTTGATTCACTAAATCTTTTAGCGCGTCAGGATGGGTAAACCCAGACGTACCTATCCGGTCCCAATCAAGGAATTTTTCTGGGTCAGAATGAATGTTCACCTCATACATGTGACCCCGCGCGCTGGGTTTCACTAAAAGCCTTTTTGCTTCGGCGATTCTTGAAGTGAAAGCCATTGTTTCAGGATTGCGACTAGCAAGACCACGTTGAACATGCGGCATACGAAGACGATAATTTAATTCTGCAATTGCATCTTCAACAGAAAGGCCGTCATCCAAAAGCCTTGCCGCAATTCCTTGCGCGCCTTCTCCACGCGCCGCATAAGGCCCAAGAAGGGCGAGCCTATCACGATACCCTCGCGCTACAGGCTCTGCCTCCGCAAAATACAACCCATGCCCGTAAGCTTGATTTCCCTCACCCGTGCCAATCTTGTTAATGTCAAAACGATCAAAACGATACGGGCTGCCATGGTAGGCGCGAATGCTGGCCGGCCCCTCAGCAAAGCCGCGCACGAAATTGATCTGGCGCTCTTCTTCGGGCGTGGGCTCAACATCACCACGCACCACAGCACTCATGCGCTGGCCAGCCTCGCCAAAGGAGCGCGGCATCGGAGCAAACCCGCGCCCCTCGGCAGAACGCAACTCACTCACAGGCTCGCCAGAGCCAATTGCGCGGGCAGCAAGGCGCTCAATGAAATCGGGATCGTAAGGCGTGCCCACCGGCGCCGCGGCAGGCCGGCGTACAGAACCGCCATCAGCAAACTTCTTGGGCTTGCCGCGATACTTGCGAGCCAAGGCGGAGAGCGATTTGTTTCCGTGAGCCATTTCAAGCACCTATTGCGAAAACATCAAAACCCCTTAAACTGTCGTTTTGACAATTTACCAGGGGAAATAAAATGGACGCAAAGTACAGCCCAAGCACCGGCACCGGGGCTTTGGTAAAGGCCATGATTGAAGCCGGGATCAAGTCAGATCCACGGCCGATCGACGTTGCGCGCTGGTGGGTGCGTGGGAATCCGCATGTTGTATCTTGGCCAAAAGGTGAGGCGGTGCCAGATGAAATCTGGGGCATCATTCCGCCTCACGCCCGCGAGAAGATCCCCCGCGATCAATGGCCTGCTCAAGCCCAACCGCCCCCAGAAGCGTAGCCGGCAAACCTGCGGGGCCATTGCGGATGATGTAATCCCGCAAGCCTCGCAGGCCAGACATGGACACGATGCCGAGCATGCGCTCATAATCGCGCCGCTGGCCACGGCCACCAAACTCTATTAGGCGCTGCAAATTCTCTTCAGCCTTACGGCGCACCGTGGGGCTGTCGAGCAAACGTTCTTTCGAGGTGCCGGGCATCGCGTCGATGTAGGTGAAAGCCTTTTCAGTAGCGCGCCCAAGACCCTGGTTCGCCCGGCTAAATTCTTCCGACAGATCCACATAATCGCCGTCGCGCCGGCCGCGATACACGACAGCTTGAGGATTGATCTTTTCAACCTCGGCCTGCAGCTTCTTCATCATCTTGCCGGCCTGCAGATTGGTCATGTCGTCAAAATTCAAGAACGCCGCGCCGTTCCTGCTATTGGCAAAGCTTAACCCTTCGCGCTCCGCAACAGCCTGCAAGGCATCAGCCTCGGGCCGCGTCAGCTGACGCCCAAAGTCGATGCGGAAATTGTCTTGCGGGCCACCACCGCGCCCAACGCGCTGCGGGTCTGGAGCCTGGATGTAATACCATGGGCTGCCCTCCTGAGCGTCAATCAGGCCGCGCGCAGCCTGCATGCCGGAAAGGGTCTTACCGGCCTCAGGATCAACGCCACGCGGCGCAGCGCCCCGCCCGGCAGAAGGCAGCTCCACATTGGGCACCAGCACCGTGGCAACCTCCGCCGGGTTGCGCTCCAGAACGCCCTCGGTGTTCCGGTAGATCCCAGGCGCTGATTGCGTGTACCTGCTCATCAAGCCAATGTCTTGCGCCATGCCTTCATTGCCGCGCGCATTCCGCCAGCTGCCCATGCGACTGAATTGCTCTCGGGCCGCGGCATTCTCTGGGTCCAGCAACTCAGGCAGGATCCCCGTTGAGCGGCCAGGAACCTGCTCGTACGGCAGGTACGCGCTGTAATTTGGCGCATAGTCTGGATAGGTGCGGTTCATCCTGGCAACCGCCTCCTCGTAGGGAATACCCAGACGCTCGGCATTCAGCTTGCCGCCCAAAACCACCCAAGGCACTTCCTGAATGTTGGCCGCACTCCAATCACCAACGCCGCCTGCCTTGCGCTCATTGGCACGCTGCACGGCAAGCACAGTCTCATAATCCATGAAGGCGTGCTGCTGCGGGCCCACACCGCCCTTATACGGGCCGGGATCTCCATCCGGGTTGGTATACCCGAAAGCTCGCGCCATCCATGTGTCATTGGTGCCGGTGGGCGCATAAGGCGCGCTGGGGTCAATCTGCTGCGCATAGACACCAGTCTTCTTGCCCAGGCGCATTGACGGCGTTTCTTCGTCAATCAGGCGCTCGCCGATCGGCGGCTGGTTGTGACCAATCATCGGGCTCTCGCCCTCGCGATACGCGGAAGCCGGATCAAACCTCAGGGCATCACGCCCTTCATTGTACGCCCTGGCAGTCGTACCCGTGCGCACGATCGGCGCAGGCTCGCCGCGCTCATAAGCCGTCAACGCCTGCGTGAGGAAGTTGAGGTTGGTGTCAGGCGAGGCTTGCGGAGACGTCACGCCCAGGCCTTGGGAAATGTGCCGCTCGCGAATCGGATCACCGCCGGCAATCTCGCGGGTGAAGTCACGCGTGTTCTGATACCAGCCGCGGAATTGGCCGCCCTCATCAATCAGCGCATCAAGGTCAGCCCGCATCTTCGCGAGGTCTTCTGGGCTCTTGATCCAACTGGGCGCGCCCACATAGCCGCCGTCTTGCGTCCTGATCAGGTGGGGCTCGCTGGCAGCAACCCTGCCAGCATCCTCTGCAGACAGAACGCGCAGGTTGGGCACGGCCGCCATGCCGCGCCGGCCAGTGCCAAGACCTTCAATCGCGCCAGGGTTCACGATGTCGCCGGCCTCAGGCGGAACCTCAACGGGCCGCGGCGTGCTTTCTGGCATGTCTGGCCCACGCGGCGGACGGCGGCTGCGGCCAGCTCCAAACGTGCCAGCCGGGCCACCCTGCACGCCAGCCATAGGCAGCAGGTCCAACGCCCCAGGCGCGGCAAAAGACACCTCGCCAGTGTCCACATCCTGGCCCACAGGCAGCACCGCCGAGCGGCGCACAGTCGGCGCGAAGTCGCGCACGTCACGGCCGCCACGCCCCTCAGGATCAATCAGGCGGCCGTCTGCAGTCTCAATCGCATAGCCGCTGCGTGTCACGTCCGTCTGCACGATGCGGCCGCCCTCGGGGATCTCAATCCCGGCCATGGCGCTCAGCATGCCGCGCTGCACATCCTCAGGGCGCGGGATCAGGCCAGCAACGGCCTCAAATGGCGATACGGCATTGCCGGGGTACATCGCCCGGCCACCGCGCGGCACAGGAGCGCCAGCCACGCCCATGCGCGAAGCCGGCGTCATCAGCGGATCACGCTCGGCCAGACGCCGGTCATACTCGTCGTCGCTCAGGCCGGTGGCAGCATCCAAGATGCGCGCAACATCAGGCCCCGCACGCCGAGGCCGCGCTGCAGGGGCGTCGGCATAACGGTCTTCCATATCGTCCAGGCTCTCACGCACCGGGCCGCCCTCGGCATAGCCCTCCACGCCAGCACGGCCCATGATCTTCTTGACGTAATTCTGCGTCTCCAAGATCTGCGGGATCTGGTTGCCGGCACGAGCCACCCTGTTAGGGCCGGCATTGTAGGCGGCCAGCGCCAGGGGCATGGAGCCAAAGCGGTCATAGAGCTGCCGCAAGTATTGCGCGCCGGCCTCCAGGTTCTGGGCCGGATCATACCGATCAGCCTTTAGGTCCGACGCCGTGCCGGGCATCAGCTGCGCCAAGCCATATGCGCCCTTGGGGCTGCGCGCCTCAGGATTGAAGCGGCTCTCCTGGTAGACCAGGGACAGAAACACGTCGCGCGGCAAATTGTACTTCTCGGCCAACCTGCCGGCCTCGGCCACCCAAGGATTGTCGGGCGGCAGCGCAGCGCCAAGGCGGGTCGGGATGGCGTCGCCGGCAGTCTCGCCGGGAAACACGCTAGGGGGGCCAGCCTCTGCAGAGCCCCCAGTCCGCTGGGGAGGAACGGCTGGAGGCATGGGCGGCAGGGGCAGAGGCTGGCGACGGGAAGACCTGCGCTGCTCGGCAATCGCCGCGGCAACAGGGTCAAACTCTTGGGCGGCAGAGCCGCGTGATTGCATCTGGCGCAGCAGGTCAAGCGGCGGCTGGGGCGGGATGGGAAGAGAGCGGGATCCAGACATATTACCACTTCACCTTGTTTGCCCAGTATGCCGCGCTGCTCGGCCCCTTGGCGATGTTGGCAGAATGCCACGCCTTGAACGACGCGCGCTTGGTCTTCATCCGATCGCTCTCGCCCTCTTTGGGTTTGCCGGCGGTCTTGGCGCCCTGCTCCCCAAAGCGGATGACTTTCTCTTTGCCGTCATAGCACGCCTTCACGACGTGCGACTTCTTCGGGTGGTCAGGCGTGCGGCGCGGCTTGTTGCAGGCCATCGCATCCTTATCAACGCGCTTGCTCACTTCTTCCTCGCGGCGCGCATGTTATCAACCATGTTGGGATAGGGGCGGCCGGCAGCCTTCGCCATGGCCTTCGCGGAGGTCTTCTGCTCGTCAGAGAGGCCCTTGGGCTTACCCAAGTCCTTGGGGCGCTTCTTGTCCCAAATGGGCTTCTTAGGCGGCATACGGGTTTACCCTTTCGCGCTTGTATTGCCGGGGCTCGTCTCTCTCACGGGCCTGCGGCAACTCGAACCAACCCTCGTTCTTCAGGTAGATAATCGCCTGAGTGAAAGTATCCACATAATCGTCGTGCTCAGCAACCGGAAACTTTGCAAGCTGCTTCATGAACGGGACCGCCCAGCTGACCACCTGCCCTCGGTTCTTGCCGGACTCTGGCACCCATAACAGGCCCAGCTCCAGCGTAGGCGAGGCTTGGTGCGCCCTGCTGACCTTGTCTGCGTTGCCGGGGTTGTAGCCGATCGCAGGCACTCTCGCCAAGCGCAAATCCTGCAGCAGGGACTGCCCCGACGCCTTGGCCTCCACCAGGATGCGGTCAGCGCGCCGGGCGGTGCGCAGGCCATCCTTCACCGTCGTGCCGCCATACTCGGTTGACCAGTCCTTGACCACGCGCGCCCTCAGGTCAGGGTAGCCCAGGTGCTCGTCCCAGGCGTCAATGAGCATGGCGTTGCGCTCACTGTTGTGGCTGAAGATCCCCCAGACCGTGCAGGCTGTGGGGTCGCCCGAGCTCTTCTCGGTGAAGGCGCAGTCATAGGACTGCAGGATGTACTCAAACTGAGGCAGGCCCTTATCCGCCGGCCACATCTGGAAGTTGGCCGTCTTCAGGATGCCGCCCTGATTGGGCACCGGATCCTGCTGCAGCTGGCCGGCAGTGCCGTAGGTGCCGAGCAGTTGCTTGAGCTCGGTGATTTCCTTGGGGCCAAACCGCTCTGGGCAGATGAGCTCGCCCTTCACCTTGCGGGGGTCGTAGGGCCCGACAGACGTGCTGCGCCGCACGCCATCCCACTCGGCCGGGATCATCAGGTGCTCCCACCCGCCAATGTCTTCCAGGATGTGGCCGCTGATGTCACGCTCATGCAGGCGCTGCATGATGGTCACCATGGCGTCCTTCTTGGGGTCGTTGAGGCGGGTGCTCCAGACCACGTCAAACCATTCCAGGGCGCTCTCGCGGATCACGTCGGACTGGGCTTCCTGGGCGCTGTGAGGGTCGTCCAGGATCAGGCGGCTGCCGCCCTCGCCCGTGGCCGTGCCGCCCACGCTGGTGGCCAGCCGGTAGCCCGTGCAGTCGTTCTCAAAACGCTGCTTGGCGTTCTGGTCGCCGGCAAGCTTGAACATATGCCCCCAGCGTTCCTGGTACCAGGGAGACTGGATCAGGCGCCGGGCCTTGAGGTTGTCGCGGATGGAGAGGTTGCCGGAGTATGAGGCGCAGAGAAACTTCTGGCTGGGCTCGGTCAGCCATTCCCACATGGGCCACATCACGCTGACGATCGTGGACTTGGAGTGCCGGGGCGGGATGTTGATCAGGAGCTTGCGGATTTCGCCCGAGCTGATGGCCTCCAGGTGCTCGCAGATTTCCTGGATGTGCCAGCTCGGGATGAATGGCACGCCCGGCTCCACGACGTGCCAAGCCTGCTTCACAAACTCGTAGAGGCTGGCAGACGCCGCCCGCCGCTCCTGCTCTCGCTCGATCAGGCCCAGCATGATCTGCGGAGAGACGGGGGCGTTCATTCCTTCTTGCCCGCGGCCTTTATCATCAGGGCTTGCATCTGCGCCAGCTCAGTGTCGCTCAGGTTCTTGAGATTGAGGCTGGCGATATTGATGGGGCCGCCGTCGGCGCCGGTGAGCTCTTGCAGTATTTTGTCGCCGTAGATTTTGGGCAGCACCTTGGACAGATACCACTTGCGCGTATCCACCTGCAGGCGCTTGTGGGCGACAGTGTCGGAGCTGAGCGGGATGAGGCGCTTTTCGACAATGGGCGCGCCCTTGTCGTCAAACATCAGATTGCCGTGCCGATCGGTCTTCTGGACCATCACCCACTCGTGGGTCTTGTCGGACAGGTCAATGATGTCCTCGGCCATGCTGCTCAGGCCGGCCTCGCGCGCCGACAGATACCGCTGCCGCGTGCCTGCCGGGTTATCGTCACGCACCCAGACACGCACGGTCATGTGGTCGGGCATGCCGGGATCTGTGGTGCAGATGTTCAGCAGGGAGCGGCCGAGGGCCAGCTGCTCGCAGACGTGCGTGATGATTTTCTCGCGGTCATAGAGTTGGGGGCGGCCGGCGCTCTTTGCGTTTTTGCGGCGCTCAGGTTCGGGCGTCGTCACCGGAGGTTCTCCAATTTGTAGAGCGTGCTCATGTGCAGGGCCGTCAGGTCATCCAGGATATTCTCCAGGGCCGGCACGCCCTTGCAAATGGCGCTGCGGTTTTCATTCAGCCAGATGAGTTCGTCGTTGATCATTTTGACGACGTCATTGGTTTCGCTCATGCCCACGAGGCCAAAGGCACCCTGGTAGGCTTCAATCAGGTCGTCCACCGTTTCGATGACGTTTTCGTAGTAGCCGCCGAGGGCTTTGTGCTGGGCATAGGAATTGGTCTTCCAGTGCTCCAGGTGCGCCGCATTGCGCGCCGCGAACATTCGCTGGATTAGGTCTTTGATCATGGTCCACCCCTGGGTTCAACATATTGTATGCAGGGAGCGGGATTGCCACAAGCAAAAGCTGGCTTGCGTGCCTTTTGGCTTCAAGAAACCATTTTGCTGAAGTCAGAAAAATAAATGTTTTCAATGGGATCGCGCGCGTAGTTGCTAAGTATCATCAGAAGAGGCGCGGCGCATAAAAAGATCAAGGGGGCCGGAGCCCCCTTTGTTTGGCTTAGCCTTTTGGTTTGCGGGGTGTTGGCCCATGCAGCCAGATGCCGGGCTCTTCTTCTGAGGGGCCGCACCAGCAGCTGGGACTTTTGATGTGCCGTTTTGTTTCGGTGGATGGGATGACGTGCAGGTCACCACCCTCCGGCAGTGTGAGCGTGTTCATGGTGCCTCCTGTTTCGGTTGAAGCTCCACCACCAGCAGCACCTTGCCGTCTGGCCGGATTACATGGAATGGCGGCTTGGTGAAGCCGGCGCGGGTGAGGGGGAGCTTGGGCAACTCAATGAATGTGCCGCCCTCGTGGTCAAGCCAGTAGCCCCAGATTTTCTCAGTCATGTTTTTTTGCCTTGATCATGAATTGCAGCATGCGGATTACGGACACCGGCACTTGAGCTCGGCCGCTGGTCCAAGCGTATGCGCTGGTGCGGTGGACGCCGGCCTCTGTGGCCAGCTGGTCTGTGGTGAGGTTCAGCTTCCCGAGCAGCTGCTTGAGGTGCTCGGGGCTGGTGTCTATGCGGGTGGTGATCATTTGCTCACAATGCCCACCAGATTGGTGGGCTCATAGAGGATGGAGGTGGCCGGGTATCCATCCGCGCTGTAGGCGCAGCGCAGGATGATATGGCCGAGGGAATTGGCGGAGATGCTGATGACGTGGTGGCCGTCGGCCAGCACATCACCAATCTGCACGTCGTCGGGTTTGATGTACTTGATCACGTCTCAGCCCTCCGCGGTCTTGGCTTTGACGCGGAGGGTGGTCACGACGCTTTTCTTGGTGCAGGCGGCGATTTGCTCAGCGGAGAGGAAGGACTTCGCCAGGGTCTGGTCGAAGGTGGCGCGCTCGGAGAGGGTCACCTTCACGTCGGCAAATTCGCCGACCACGTTTTCCACGCCAGAGGCGATGATGTCGTCGCGCACGGCCTTGAGCTCGGCTTCGAGTTCGTCAATGCGGGCCTTGAGGGTGGCGTACTTGTCGGCGGTGCTGAGGTTGTCGAGCATTTTAGTGTCTCCTGTTTTTCGGCTTGATTGCCTTGAGGAGACTTCTACAGGGTGTAGCGAAACTCTACAACACCTTTTTTAGATACTTAACCACTTTTTATGTTTTACCGGAAAATCCCCCCAGCGCCGGGAGAGTTTGAGCGCCGAGGGTAGGTCCAGGAGAACGGCGTTTTTAGGCGCCGCGTTGAGTATCCTCTGCCTCTAGGGCTTTTTCAAGGATCTTGTCTTGCCGGGCGATTTCTTGTTCTACCCTGGCGATTTCCAGCATGGTGCGTTGGTGGGCCAGAGTGTCTCTGGCGGCCAGATCTTGCTTGGCGCGGTCATGCAGGTGCGGCAGCCTGTAGCGCAGGGCGCGTGGGCTGTTCAGCAGCCGATCGAGCAGGGCTGGGTCTAATGGTTTCATGTGAAACATTAGTCCAGTCCCAGCAGTTCGCGTGCTTCGCGGTTGGCTTCTTTCGCGCGTATCAACTCAAACTCAAGATTGCTTGGCTGGATTGGCTTGAAGAGTTTTTCTGCTCGGATGACGTGACGCATGAAATCAGCCAAATCAAGGTCAAGATCACGAGGATCAGCGTCATCAAGAAAGACCCCATGCCGGGCAGTTCTGAGTTCTTCATTCATCGTTTCCTCCTATGTGAAGAGCAACAGCAGGATTAGTCCCGCGGCCATTGTCCCGAAAAAACTGCAGCCCATGATCAGCAGGAGGGCGAGGACTGCACTGCCCCAGTCTGCACGTTTATGCATTGGCGTTTCCTTTCGTCGCCACCCACCGGGCAAGCAGGGCCGCTTCAGCCCGGCCGTCATCTTTCACGCGATCAAAATCCCGGCACCCTGGCCAAAAGCGTTGGGCCATTTGCCGGGCGCCTCCCTTGTCTGCGGGGACGCCGGCGGCGCGCTTCCATACCGAGGGGCGGTGTAGGCTCACGGGCACCCTGAGGCCCGCGCAAACGCCCGCCAGGATGCCTGCGCTATACCCAAAGTTGAACATGCTGGTCACACCCTGGCCGGGCATGGCGCCCACCTCTTCGATCGCGGCCAGCTTGATCAGGTCGTCGTGCTCTTCAAGCATGGCCACCAGCATCTGGGGGCTGACCTTCTTCTTGCCGGCGACTTCCACGGTGGGCATGTCGGCCACCCTGATCAGGTGGCCGGTGTCTGATACCCAGGCGATTGCGCCATTCAGGCCTGGGTCAATGCCGAGGATCATGACGTGTGGCCTGGGAATGTGCCGGCGTTCACCTGCTGGGCGGGCGTCACATATTCCCCCCGGTTGAGGCGATCAATTGCCGTCTCAATTGAGTTGTGTGATCTTCCCATGATTTCACAGATTTGGACGATGGTCTTGCCTTCCTGCATTAACTGCAGGAGGCGCGCCAATTCCTCCGGCGTCCAGGAGCGCCGATAATTGGCGGGCCTTGCTGGGGCCTGTATCTGGGGCTCGCTCATGGCGGTTATGGTTTCCGCCACCCACCTGGGTGCTGGGGTTGGCCCCTTAAGGAATACCTCCATTTCGTGGGCCAATTCCATGGCCGACTTAGGGTCTGGCGCGTGGGCCAGGGCGAGCTTCAAAATTTCCATTCTGTCCATGATCAATCCACCTTGAGTTTGGCCAGCAGCACGGTGCCGGCTGGGTCGCGTCGTTGGGCTGTCGAGATTGTGCCGTCGTCCACCATGGCCTTGCAGACCCTCCACTGGTCGCGTGGCATGGTTGGCTCCCATTCGCCCCTGCCGGAGGGCCTGACGGCCACGATGATCCAATCGTAGCCAATCTCCTCCACGCCTCCTGCGCGGGCCTGTGTGGCCACGGGAGGCGCCGCTGGGGGCATGGGCCCCCTTGGCTGCTGTGTGGGCTTCCTGGCCATCAGAAACGCTCCTGGGCGGCCTTGCCGAGCGGCGTGTCCGCCAGCTGGCCAAGGGCAGCCATGTAGGTTTCCAGGAGGGCCTCACGCTCTTCGCGCTTGGCTTCATCTTCCGCCCGGTGTTTGATGATCAGCCGGATGGTGGGCGCGTCAAAGCCCGCGCTCTTGGCCTCCCGATAGATGTCTTTCACATCCTCGGCCAAGTTCTTCTTCTCGGCCTCCAGGGCTTCGATGCGCTCAATGATGCTGAGCAGGCGCTTGGCCGTTTGAGAATTGACGCTGCTGTTGTGTCCGATTTTGTCGCTCATATCCATTCATCCTGTTTCGGTTCGTTGGGTTCATCCAGCCACACTCCCTCCCCCGTGGCCGGCTTGGGGTTTCGTTCTGGCGCCTCGTCGGCGATGGCGTCGCGTTCAGCTGCGTCCACCGGGTCGTCGATCGTGAAGTGCCGAATACGGATCATGTCGGGCGCGGGGTGGCAGTTGCAGCACCTCCATCCCAGGTGGGGCGCGCCCAATTCAGTCCAGAACCTGATGCCCCCGCCGCATGGCTTGCAGGGCTCGCCTGGGGGCATTGGGAGCGGGTCGCTCCAGCCAACGTACTGCATCTCCGGTCCAATCTCCCACGCCTTCCGCCACCGGGCCAAATCCCGTGGCGATGCTTGAATTGCCATATGCGCCAGGGTGGGCGCCTTTTTTGTGTGCCTAGACCTTGTTGCGTTTTTTGGGGCCATGACAGCTCTCGCATTTACGGGGGGTTGGCATTCTGTCTTCTGAGATTTTTGCGGCCGAGGTCGCGACTATTGGCTGCCCGCACTTGCAGGTTGTCTGCCACAGAAAAATAACCGATGGCATGCCGAACCGATTGATCCATGGGATCCAATCCGTGCAGACAAATTCCTGGCCTTTTTGGGTAACCTTATGCCCGAGCTCAAAGCCGGATACCTTGTCATTCGTGACAGGCCACGGGCGTTCATGTATGACAGCGTCAGCCATCCTGCTGGTCCTTCAGCTTGATGTGTTAGGGCCGGGCTGGTGTTGGTAGCACCTCCCGGCTCGCCCACTATAGTGGCTCCGAAAATTCTTTCAATCAAAATCACTATAGGGCTTCCGCGGCGACAGTAGGCGCGCCAGCGGGGCCGTCAGGCCCCCCCGCGCTAGCGGGTGGCGCGCCTACTGTTGCGCGGCCAGCCGACCTGTGATCGTTCATTCTTCCAATCTCCTCTACTCTGTTACCTGCAGCCGTTTTATTTTTTTTTTTTTTTTTTTTAGGAAAATCTGCTTCAGTCATTTTTCCACCCCCTTCCCGGCTATTCGCTCCCGCGAAGCCGGTGGGGGCCGATACCCTCCTGCGACCAGTTTACTGTCGCAAGGTATCTCCCCGCGTTTGCGACAGTAACAGTTTTCCTACTAGGGGGATTTTACTGTCGCATCCAATGATTTCAATGACTTAGCACGCGACAGTAAATTTACTGTCACAAACCCAATGTTATCAATGGCTTGCTTCATTTTTTCTTTCCTACTCGCAAGGACCAGCACTCTTCTGTAAACCCCCTCAAAAAGGGGCTGCGACAGTAATTGCGACAGTAAACCCCCCTTAAAATTTACTGTCGCACTTACTGTCGCACGCATCAGAAGGGGGCCTCATCCGGTTTTACGGGCTGGCTCGGCATCTGCATCTCTGAGAATTTAACCCTATCTACCACATAGGCGGGGCGAACATGACGGTCAGTCGGGTCAAGGATTTTCTTGTCGATTGTGACCGCGCCGCCCCTGATGCAAGCGTCTAGGTACTGCTTGATGAGCTTCTCATCAGCACCGATAATCTCGCCTAGCCACCTGGGGGCATAGTCGTTGCTGTGGTGGTGGGTGCGGCACCGCTCTGGGCCGGCCTCCAGCATCAGGCGGAGGATTTCTATTTTCATCTCGCCGGTCAGGGCAGCGATGCGGTCAGGCGGCGTCCAGGGCAATGCGGCGGCCACCTGCTCGCCATTGGGGATGGTCTGGCCCTGTAGCTGGTACCATGCCACCTCACCCAACGGGGTGTAGTTCGCCTTGGCATTGTCGATGCGGATGAAGCTCGCCCGCTGCTCTTTCGGGATCTGCAGGGCCTCCGCCTCTTCCTCGGTCATGCGGGTTAGGGTCAGCACGATGCGCGCCGCACCCTGCAGGGCCGAGGCGCCTCTCATCCGATCAACGTCGCCGGCAATGCCCACCCCTTTGCGATCATGGTGCAGGATGACCACGCCAATGTTCATCTCCTTGGCCAACTGGCGGAAGGCCGCCAAGATGCTCCTCATCGCCGTGTTGTCATTCTCCTCGGCCGTGTGCAGCTCGGCCAGGGGGTCCACGATGATGTATTCTGCCTCCTGCTCCTTGATCAGGGTGCGGAGGTCTTCCATGGCCGCCGTGGGCACCACCTCGCCACTGTCCGGGTCGCGGTTGAAGAGCACGCCCACGCCCTCCGGGCCTACGCGGATCACAGACCTGATGGCCTGCCGATCTACGCCAGTGGCGTATAAGAAGGCGGCATACCGGCGGCGCTGCTCGTCGCGGTCGTCCTCGGTGTTGTAGTTGATGCCACGCATGGCCTTCACCGGCGCGGCCTTGCCATACTGGATGCCGGCGGCGATCGAGGTGGTCAGGCCGACGACGTAGGACGACTTGCCCCCGGCGCCCTGGCCGGAGAGGAGGGTGACGCTGCCACGCAGGATGATGCCCGGCACCAGCCAGGGGCGCGTGGGGATGTCGTCCAAGTCATCCCCGTCATCCACCCACAGACCCTGGCGGGGCTTGGGCGTGACAGCGTCAACAAAAGGGTCGCGGTCTGGCAGATCCCATTTCTGCCGGCCGCCGTCGATCATGGCCTGCAGCTCTTCATGCGTCTGGCGCAGGGTGAAGCCGGGCAGCGTGAGGGCCGGGGCAAAGAGGTGGATTTCTTTGTCGCTGAGTCCGCGGTTGAGCCAGGATGCCACCAAGCGGAGCACGCTGGCGTGCCACTGGCCGGGCTGGCGGGTGGCGGTGATCAATTCGCTGATGGGCGCATTCTGGCGCACAGGCGGCTGCCACGCCTTCTCGGGGGCCTCCACCGGCTCCTGGGCTGCCGGCGCATCGAATGGCGCGGCATCATACTCAGGCGCCCTGGTGGCCAAGAGAAACTGGTTGGCTTCGCGTACGGTGTTGAGCAGCTCGGGCGTGTGC